CCCATAGCCGCTTCAACTTCTTTAGCAATCGTATCAATAGTATCGTCATAATTACTATTTGCTTTCACATACGCTTCAACTACTAAAGATAGATTCCTTTGTAATGTTCTTGTTGAACCCATTTCTAGTAATTCTGAATCTTCAGATTTTGTATAAATAATTATTGCTGGTAACTTAGAATCTTCTAAATTATAAACTCTGCTTTGAAAAACATTAGAGCCTGTAGTAGTTAGACCTGTTAAGGTTGTGCCTACTCTTTCTCTAATTTGTTGTCTGATGTGATTTGCCATTATTGTTCTTGTAATATCAAAGCTGTAATGCCTGTGTTATCAGGTTGCACATTTACAACAGAATAAGTTTTTGCACCTTTTAAAGTATTACCATCTAAATCAGTTTGTGCTGAAAAAGCCAAAGTATCACCATGACTTGCAGAAGATACATCTTTGGTTTTGCAATATGCGACAGGTGTACTGCCCTCAACTCCTACAGTCAGACCATCTGCTGATAAATATTCATCTTCAAGGATAACCTTGATAGTTGATGCAGAACCGCCTGATGGAGTATATGTAGCAGACACACCATGTCCATAAGAATCATCAAAGTAGCCATCAAAATCAGCATCAAATTCTAAAGCCATTTACTTTCCCTTTCTCCTTTTGACTTTAACTTCTGATTTTTCCAAGCCTACACTTCTATCTTTTTTTTCAGATACTTTGCCATCGGATGCTTCCGCTTTGCCATAACTAATCAAAGTATTAGCAGTATCGTTATCTATTTCGACAACATCACCAGCAGAAACTTTTTTACCATCGGCAACTGTATCTCTAAGAATTAAAACTTTCATTTTACTTTCCTTGTTTTTTGAAAGGGCAGTAGAGAAAACCCCTACTGCCTTTTCAGTTGTTAATACCATCTATTAACTTGCGTTACAGAAAGATACTGCGTGTCTTACAGCTACATCTACAGATTGTAGAGCAACGATTCTAACTGTACCTGAAGTAGAGTTAGTGAAAGGATCAACAGTTATATCTAAACCACCAAAGAACCCAATTAATAGGTCATTGAAGTTTCCGAACACATAGTTGTTAGCAGTTAATTGATTAGAAATAACTACAGGATAGCCATTTACTTGCCCATTTTCTGCTACGAACAAACCACTACCTGAATCTTTGGCAGTAGTTTTTAGAGTTCCATAGTTAGTAGGATTAATGATGTAAGCCAAGTCACCTACTAAAGCATTGTCGACAGCTATACTTGTCTCTATAGAGACCATCTCGGCAAACGTGGGAGCTGCTGCAGATGATAAAGAAACAGTATTGATACCTGAAGTATTAGTAATACCTGTTGGATTTCCGCTTGAACCACTACCTTCTAAAGCACCATCATCAATTGCAATTGCCATTGATTTAGCTAAATCATCACGAATTAAGTTTTCAACATCTAAAGATGATTGAAGCATTAATTGACGAGTAACGTCTGTGTGTACGCCAACAGTTTTTGGAGTCATAGTAACAGAACCTATTACCATTTCAGATTCACCTGAAGCGCCACCTTCTGAGCTAATGAAAGCAGCAGAAGCGGCAGATGTTTTCTTAGGAATCTTAACATCACCTGTTAAGCCATTTAGATTTGTAGCTAATGGCATTACAGCAGATGCGTTTCTGAGTACGTCAATGAAACTTTCAGGTCTAAAGTCTTGTCCAATAAGACCAGCATCGTCAGATGCGTTTAAATCCCTAGTGTTCCAATTAGCCATAACTTCAGGTGGTAACATAATACCTTGTGCAGTTCTGCCATAGTGTTTTGATGCTTGTTCTGAACATTCAAATTCAAATTCTGCATCTCTTTGCGCTTTTCTATCAGAAGGATTTGCTAAAGCATTGATTGCCTTCATAAGTGAGAATTGTCGCACCTCTTTTTTAGTCATGCCAATATCAGCAGTTTCTAAAGGTTTATCAGTCGCTATTTGATCTAATAAAATACCTCTAAATTCTTCTACTGAGTTGCCATCTTGAATAGCCTTGTCAGCTAAATCCCTTCTGTTGTGTCTAACAGCTAAATCCATAATTTCTTTTGAATTTCTTACAAATTCAGCTTTAGCTTCAGCAACAGATTGTTCTCTAACTTCATCAAGGTTTATTTCATTTTTAACTTCTTCAGTCATTGTATTTACCTTTATTAAAGATTGTTTATCTTCAGAACGACCTACTCCTACAGCTTGAGATTGATCTGCTGGTACAGAAACAACCGATACCTCTAAAGGTGTCGTTTGCACTCTGAACATAGGCTTATCATCTTTGTTTCCTCTCATTCGTTCCATGCCATTTATTTTATAGCCAACGCTGATATTTTGACGAATACCATCTTTGACATCTTGAAAAATTTCTTCTGCAAGTTCACCTCGACCAAAGCGAACTATTGCCTTCGCACTTTTTTCAGCAGAATCAATTTCGTATCTTTCGACCACACCAATCTGTTTAGTCATGTCGTGATCTAAGAGTAAAGGACTTCTGCCACTACCAATAAAGCTAGTGTCAATGTCCTCTTCAGAATGTGAGATTATCTCCATGCCAAAATCTCTTTCAACAGGTTCTTCGGAACTAACTCCGATTCTCACTCTTCTGTTTTCTTCATCGATATAAGATGCTCTTGAAAGGTCTAAAGTTCGATAGACAATATCGGACTTATCTAGTCTTTCTTCTTCATCTTTATCTTCTTCATCATAATGAAATGGTCGAGATTCCATATCTTTTTCATCATCTTCCATTTCACCCATCATATCCTCATGTTTAGCAAATGATATTACATAAGTATCATCTGTTTCCTCAACATTGAGAATATGTCTATCTTCTTTATATTCCATAGATTTATCCTCTTTGTTTTTGGTTGATAAAGGATGCCCTTCAGGAAGTAAGTCTTGATCGTGCTTACCACCCTGAAATCTTCCATTTCGCAAAGCGAAAAGAAAACTATTTACTCGTGCATACGCCCATTGTTCAGCAGAGCCAACATTAGGTCTGACTGATGCTGGATTTGTTTTGTATGCACCTATACCCCTTTCAAATACTGAAAGGATTGTTCTGTAAGTTGTTCTTTTAGAAGCTACGTTACCTACTTCTTCATTGTGTTCTTCTACTTTTTTTCTCAAACCTTTTTCAACAGTATCAGAAACTTGTCTGTCTTGTTGTGCTTGACTAGCTGAACCTGATTCTTTTTGTTCTACATATTTGATAGCTTCTAATATTACATCTTTCATACCTTGTTCACCAAGAGTTCCTATGACTCCCCATTTTGCCTGTGCAATAACACCGCCTATGTTTGATGGTCTACCAGCTTTATCTCCTGACTTGAACTGTTTGCCATCTTCAAAATGTCTAGCCGCCCATGCTTCTCTTTCTTTAATCCATTTAATGACACCAGCAGTTTCTTCACCATCTCTTGCTTTAGTCCATAGATTAAATGCTTCGTTACCTCTAATATTGCCACCAGCTTTATAGATATCAGGATCATTTTCTTTGACACCAGCAATGAATCCATAATCAAACTGCGGATAATTAGAGTTTCTTAAACTGATTTTTTTATCCTCACCTTTTGTTGGGAAATCAGTTGCCATCGCCACCCTCGCCACCCTGAATGTCAGCCTCAACAGGCATCTTCATTCCGAAAGGTTGAAATGCTGTTTTAACACCATATTGTTCTGCCAACTTCTGTTCTCTTTCGTGTTGCTCAAACAACTCCTCAACATCTCTACCATAGTTTGCTTGAACATCTTGAAATGTTACTAGACCTGACTGCATACCACTTATAGAAGCCATCATTTCTTTTTGTGGATCAACCCACGAAAAACTTCTTGGTATAAAGTTTGCTGAATTAGCAAACTTATCGTATCTGCTCATTGGCAAAGGTTGGTTGGTACTTGGAGAT